GGCGTGAGGCATCCACAACGGGAGCCTCTGCCGCAGTTTCTGGGGCTGTATTATCTGGGGCTGTCGTCATGACATCCTCACTTTCTGTCTCGGTTTCGATCTCAACGATTGTCGTGTTGATCGTGGTGGTTTTGGTACTGGTAGAACTTGCCGCTTCGACTGATGCGCCTTCGCTTGCAGCAACACTTGTAACCACGGCATTCTCGAAAGCCGGGGATTCCACCAGGCTCACTTCGATCAGCTTTGCGGCGGTTACTAGGAGGTGAGTATCAGTCGGCTGGGATGAAATCACTTCCACCCCAACGGATAAGCCGCTGACTAGATCCTCCGCAGCCAGGGTTAAATAATCTGTACCCTTGCTGCTACTCGAAACCTTGAATGAGCCGTAGATGAAGTTTCCATCCTTACTAAAAGATTGAGCACGGCCAATTGGATCATCTGGCCTATGTTGCGCAAGCAACTTTATTTTGCCTGGTGATGGGATCTGTATTGAACCCTGCTCAAACACAACGGCTCCCACGGATGTGTAGCCAACGGCCCCATATTCCATAATTTTGCCAGAAATAATCCGGCGTTCGGCATCAGCAGCCTGGATAGGCGTACTAAAGGTTAGCTTCATGATCCATCTCCATTCGGTGATAAGTCTTCCATCATTTTGGCTTGATCTAGCGTGATGAGTTCTAACTGAAGCATTTTTTCGATGACTGCCAAGCGCGCTGTTGCGTCAGCTCGAAGGAATGTCTCATCGGATGCAAAACGCACGACATTGTTTGAGTTTGTGATGTCATTCATGCTTAAGCGATCTTCTATCGCGCATACATACGGCGCAAGAGTGTAAGCGTAGAATTCTTTTCTTGCATCAAGAACATTTTGATATGTCATGCTTTTATTTGCATCAGCGGAAGCCATGTACGCAGGAACATTCATAAGGCGGCAGATTTCCGTACTAAAATCTTGTTTTGCCTCGACATACATCATGTCTTTTGGAGAGAACGATGTGGTTTGATAATCAAGAGTAGATGTAAGAAAAGCAGTGCCTCTGCTATTTCTAGCAGCTTTCCAAGATGCAAGAATCCCTTGAACTTGAGCTTCAGGAAGATCCGCACCAGAATTCTTGATGAAACCAGACGGGATTGGTGTTTGAGCCGCAATTGCTCCGGCCTTTTCGAGATCTAGAGCTGCGCGGATAGTACGCCCGCCGGTTGCAAGCACACCTGGTTGAAGTGATTGAAATGTAATGAGGCTGCCAATGCCATTTTGAGGACGCACTTCGTTGTCCACCGTGTAGTAATCAACTTCGGTGTTTCGTGCGTTTAATTTTGGTGTGACTCTTTCATTTGCAACCCACGCAAATCGCGCTGGCCTGCCATCATCGGAATATGTAGATGTCACTTCCCAATAAGCAATTTGGTAAAAAAGAAGCGATTGTACGGTGTACGCAATAGTTACAGATCGAGGTTGTCTAATATCAGGTTGCTCTAACCAAATTGGAGAACCCAATTCTTCGCCTGTTGTCTTGTTATACAACTCCAGCGGAATGCCTGCAATAGTTCCGCAGATTAACTGGCGGCACTTGCTAACGGTTGGAACCTGCATTGCAGAGTTAAGATCAATTCCTGCGTAATCAAAGCCCATGCCATAGTCGCTCCAAGCACCAACACCGTACCCAGAGTTCATGACTGCCGGGTTGTATTGATTTTTAAGCGTGTTTGGATCCTCTTTGACCAAGCGCAATGCAGACAGAATACCCATGGCGGAAGAATAGCCTTATATCACGCAAAAGCGAGAATGAAGAGAGTTAGAACTTCGGCGTGTCTAACCAGCCACGATCATCGGAGTGGATACAGGTTCCTGCATTTTATGAATGATCATTGCAAGTGAAATCGGGGCGGATACATCGCCCGCGCTGGCTCTTCTGACGATTCTCCAGGCAGCGTCATTGGTCTTAGCTGCACAAGCATTCATCTGGGTATCAAAAGCTTCCTGGCCCATATGGACAATGCGATTATTTACTATCGCATCAAGTAAATCACCTGAAGCCTGATAAAACGCCGTCCCGGATACATCGACCATCCGACAGCCGCTGGCAGTCAATCTAGCTGCGATGCTTGCCGTTGAATAGTGATCGAACATGATCATTCGAGGGTAATACTTATCCACCCACTTAGTCTTAATTTCTGCCGCTATCTGAAGCTCATCCACGGCGGTATCGGATCGCCATTGATCCATAATCCCCACGCCAATCTTGCCGTTAGGTAGGAATTGCCCCGCTACGAGAGATGCGGTGCGTTTGGAGATAGCGACATCAAAGGCAAAGAAGGTGTCCGGGCCAATTGGCAATGACAGGTTGCGATCTGCCAAAGCTTCCCAAGATCCCAAGGGCCAGGGGCTTGTAAGCGATGAAACCCACATGCACATATGCTCCGGCAAGAACTTTTCCATCGGCATGACCGATAGAGCTTCCTCCAAGCCCGATTCGCTGATTGTGATGCCAAGGCTGGGATTGCTCATAGCCCAGGCGGAACGATCTGTAGGTTTAGCGTGTTGTGGAGCTGAGTATTCGTACCAACCCAGAGTTTTAGACGGATACGAAAGGGCCTTGTCTCTAAGATCATTCAAAACATGGCTGAAGGCATCACCAGCATTTGAAGCCACATAAGTCTGGGCTTTATCGCCCATCGCAATGGTGATTGGCTTAGCTGCGGCCCAGGCCTCCTCGGATATGTAACGCAGTTCATCCACAAATAGAAGGTTGGCGGATTTACCGCGTGCGCCATCTGAAGTACCGGCCACGATTTCATACCTGGCCCCGTTGAGTAGATCCAGATGCTCTTTACCGTTGCCCCGGTAGCCAACCTCACCACGGTTGAGCTTTACCTGGCTTCTGAGGAACTCGTTGGCCTCGATGATTGAACAAACCTTGCGGAAGGTATCTTCTGCCATGCCTCGCTTGGAAGACATTGCCACAATGGACTTTTCCCCTAGTACGAAGAGCCCGAAGAGGATCCGAAGAGCAATAAGCATAGTTTTGCCATTCTGTCTGCTGAGAATGACCGCCACGGTCTTGCGCTCGAACGCGCCGGTGTTATCCACGGTAAGAAAGTCATTTGCGATGAATTTCTGCCAAGGGAATAGCGGATAGCCACATTTCTCAGCAAACTCTGCAAATTCTGCGCCCCTAGATTTACCTTTAAGCGGGATGCTCATGATCCGTGGTTTTACAGCTCCCAGCAGGGGTTTTTTCTTTTCCCCTTGCTTCGAAGGTTTAGGACTGGCTTGGACTAGTTCCACGATGGCCTTGGCTGACCGTCAAAGGGCCCAGGGAGGCTCGAACTGACTGTGACTGGAGAGAGATGGTCGGGAGAGACAGGGGGGGTAGATGTTGAGCCTAAAAAAAGGGCCAATGACTTCTTTCCCTTCTTCAGGTTACACGGGGCACAGCTTGAGACTAGATTGGACATCTCATCGCCTCCTCCGTGAACCTTGGCCACTACATGATCCACATGAGTAGCACCTTCTGCCCCACAATACTGGCACACCCTCTGATCTCTGGCCAATACACGCAGCCTTTGTCGCTTGAACTCTGCCGTGTTGTTGTTGTGTCTTAGTGCCATCCGTGTGCCTTCCAATGGTCTAAAGCCTTTGTTATAGATCCATATCGATTATAGGCATAGGATATACACCAACGCACCTGCTGCTTGTAATTAGCCTTGGCCATATAGTTACTGCGCCCTTGACATAGTCCGTAATGATTGCCATTAATAGCCTTTATATCCCATCGACTTTCTTTATTCCATAAGACAAGAGCTGATGAGAACTCCAAGGGTGTAAGCAATGATCCTGCATATGATTGGATTGTTTTAACACTTGTTGCACTAGCTTCAGGGCTACCTAGCAATAAGCAAAGCGCGGCCAATAGATGAATCCAGCGCAGCCGGGCTATCCCTAAAGGGCCCTGCCGTGCGGTATGCATCGTACCGATCAGGTCAAGCATCAGCGTGATTCTTGGGCGATTCCCACAGAACTATGGCCCTGTGGATAACTCTTGTGGATAACTTCAACGCACACGCCCCAATCCGCTGTGACGCATTGCCTCGATATTCTCCTCACCGATACCAATCAGAACGGTAGGCATGAAGATCCCTTTAGCTTCGCCGTTCGGGGTCATGAACTTAAGGGTATTAATCAAGCTAATGAAGGCTACATCGGGGCTTTCCCACAAGACATTAAACCAGGCGGCTTTGCTCATAGGAACTAGGCCTATGCCGTGGCCGTGTTGGATCCACTTATGTATCCAGGGCGTTGGCTTAGAGTATGGCGGGTTCATCCACACCCGGCCCTCCCAAGGCGTAGCAAGCCCATCCTCGACAATACTGAGAAATCGGTCAGCTGGTATCCAAGGTGAGCCACCAGGCGGTGAACATACATCCATGGCGTATCTCAGGCCTAAGCCCTCAAAGATAAAAGGCGGTGTGTAATAGTCATCTGATGTTCCATGATCTATCTCACTGTGGCCAAAGTCTAAATCCAAACGCTCACTCACGCTTGAGCTTCTAGCAGGCAAACGCCCATATTCCCGCAACGCGTACATTGCAGAACCTTTACATGGTCGGGCAGGTTGTCCGTAATAATGCGCTCAATTTGCTCGGTGATCTTTTTGCATCGCCTGCACTCAAATTGCACGCTCACTTGCACTCCCAACACGCCCAGCGTCTATCAACGCGTGGGTCATATCGCCAACGGCCCGTGGCTAGTTCTCGCCTCTCACCACACATCGAGCATATTTCGCTGGGTATGATTGCAGCCCACCCCATTACTTCACCGCCGCTATCTTTGGAACCCACTTGCCTTCGGCTGAGAGTACGAACCAGTTAGTTTCGCACTGTTCGCCTGAGTTGAGAGTCTTCATGCAGCTCATGCCGTAGTAAGAACGCCCGTTTTTCTCGCCTTCTCTGACTATGCGATCACCGTGCTTACAATGCCAGGCATCGAGCGCGTCAGGTGTAACCGCTGGCGTTGCCCAGGGATCGTATTGCTGCTGGTCAGTCTTCTTAATTGTCGTGATCGTAGCCTTTGGAGCTTCTTGGCGATTGCGTATTTCATCGGCACTAGCAATCTTCTTAGAAGCTAGGCCTACTGCAATGGCGCACCTACCCCAGGCACTGGTTTCAGCGTTCATCAGTTCGCTACCCTTTGTATATGGGGTGCGACCCGGTACTTCCTCCCAGGCGCAAGCGATGGCAGGGCACGGATCAAACGGGTCACGATAGAAGGCTGCCGTATAAGCAATATAGGTAACGCCGCCAATCTCTACAATCTTAAACGGCTCTGATGGGTTGGCTGGTCTAAATACACCCTCAGGGTAGATCTCTTTGGTCTTCCGCATGCGCTCAGCTACATCGACATAATCATCCATGTTAAAACTCATAACATCATCCCTTCATCTACGGCTCGCCAGATAATGCACTGGTTGCCATTGTTATTCTTGCGTGTCATGCCTGAGTCAATAATGAAACCCTGGCATTCTAAAGATTTGCGCAAAGGTCGGACTGAATTGCCGGGTATAGACAGGATTGCTTCAATTTCTTGATCCGTAACCCCTCGCAGTCCAGCCCTAATAAGCAGCTCGTAAATCTTTAGGCGTAGTGATCCAGTCTCTGGATACTTGCGGATTGCCGCATCGATAGAAGTGCGCTTGGCTTTGCGCGCAATGATAACTGAGTTATCGCTAACTGTTGGCGGCTTCACGCTTGCCCACTGCCTTCCCTAAGTCAAAGCCCGCTCTGTGGCCTTGATCTAGACCTATCTCACGGCCTAGCAAGTAACCTGCAATCATTGGCAAGCCTAGAACTATGACTGATCCAAGGAATACACCCGCATCAGATAGAGTTGAAAGAAAATCAATCACTTTAAATCCTCGCTTTCCATTCTCCAAAAGGTTTGAATTGTCTTGTCCATATCGAATCGGTAATGACCGCCAAGGGGCTTATAAGCCGTGATTTTTTTATCGCGTACTAAGCGGCGCAAAGTAGCTGGTGTTACTTCTAAGATTGCAGCCATTTCCGTGGTGCTTAGGTATTCAGGTTCCATGACGCTCACAACGCATTCCATGATCCGGGATAATCGGTGAGGATTACGACTTCGCCCGTGCCGATATCAAAGGCTGCTTCATGAGTTTCAGCAATTGATTTGAGGAATGCGGCAGCCAGAATGTAATCCGCGTAAGTATCAACCCAGTGGGCAAACGCCCAGGCGTAAGAGATCTTGGTGTTGTCCAGGATTGGCTCAAAGCGACCTGCCTTGCTTTCCCAATCCTTGCCCCACCGCATCGAAGTTGTAGTCAGATGCTCAAAGTCGTTCTGAGTAAGTTCGAGGGTGATTTTCATCTTTGGATACTCTTAACTGAGCAATCATCACAAACCGCCCAAGTCAGTTGGCTAAGAGTGATTAAGCTGGTGAATGTAAAAACCTTTGAATAAGGCTCTAATCGGTTGCAGTATTCGCACTTAAGAGTTTGTGTAGCTTGAGACATGTGAGGCCCTTCGTTTATATCGCCGTGTTGCGATGAACCAAACATACACGATATGTACGAGATTTACGACATCAACGGCGTTCGGCGTGTCTAACGCTCCAGGAGGATGGTGTAAATGTGGTCTAGGCGCGCTTCCAACCTATTGACCTGCTCCTTGAGGCTGTGCCCGTTAGCTTTGGGCCCTATTTCCGCCATGATTGAGCGGACAATAAACCGCACCCCTGCGTATAGTCCAGACAGAATCGCCATGACACCTACGATCACGGCGACCCATGCCTGGATTTCCATCTTACTTCTTGCCTACTGTGATTGCTGCATCCTTGGGATCTACGGCTCGCAGGATAGGGGCGATAAAGCCGGCCACCAGTGCGTTAGCCAAAACCTTTGGATCTGAAATACCTGACAAATACAGTGCTGCCACTGATGCCAATGAAGCTCTGAGATACGACAAGGCCGCCGCTTTGAATTGTGGATTCATTTGTTTTCTCCTTGTATTTTCTTAATTAATGCCTCCGCTTTGGCTGCACTAATGCTTATCTCAAAATGCATTTCATCCTTGCGATGCTTGTAATCGCCTCCCCAAATGCATCCATATTTGTGAGCCAGGGCTCTGATCATCGGTACTTTTAACGGGTCAAATGTATTCGTCTGCCCTAAAGGGTGCTTGGAAGCGTTTAGATCCAAGGCCGTACCTGATGAGTGATTGCTTAGCTTCGTAGCTTCTCCACGAATAGGCCGGTAACAATATCCCCAATCGTCAAGTGAACCGACATCAAGCGGTTCAATCAGCGCATGGAACTCAGCAGCCAGACCAATGAGCAAGGGTGCAACCGCTTCGGCACAACGCAGCTTGATTGCCGTGCCTGGTATCGGATAGGACTTTATCCCTATCTCAACCTGATCCTTTGATGCCGGCCAACCGTTTGCACTCGTCTCCATTATTGAATAGCGGCAATTTCATCGGCAGTTAATCCAAGTGCTTCAAGTTTTGCTTGGGCAGTTGATTTATTCAAATCGGCTTTGGTTTCTGCTGCATCTTTGCTTTTTTGCAATGTAATAATTGCATCATACGATTTTTGTTCATCAGCGGTCATATCACGTAAAACTTCTTCACCTGTTATTGCATTTATGTCTATTGTTTTTGTCATTATGCCACTCCGTAGATTTGGATTGTGCCAGCTTTGAGATTAGTGCCTTGCGCGTTTGTAAATTTGACTGATGTAATGGCATCTGTTGAGTTGTTCCATTGTCCAGAAAGTGTATTCGTATAAAGTCCACCGTTATGACCACAACCACCTTGCGCATTAAATGCCTTGACCAAGCTAGTGCTTGCATAGTTGTAAATTATAAATTGAAAATTGCCAAAGCGAATACTTGTGTCTGTTGTTGCAGCAAAAGTCAAACCTGTTTCTACATTTGAATATGCGTTTGCACCATTAGAACCAATAGTGCCAGCGTTATTTCTAATTTGTGTCGAAGAATAATTGTTTCCAGTATCAGCATTAAAGTTCCAATTCAGAACACCAATACTTCCAGCAGTAGAAGCATCTTGAAGTCCAGTTCCTACTATAAGAAGGTTTTTGTATGAACCAGAAATAGATGAAACTGTGTAATTTGTGACTGAGTTGTTAAAAGTAGTTGTTGATAATAATGTCAATCCACCGCCGCTTGCTGGCGTAGCCCAACTCGGGATACCCCCCGCTACTGTGACAACTTGCCCTGTAGTACCAATACCAAGACGGGCCGGTGTTGATCCGCTAGATGAATAAACCATGTCACCTGTTGTGGTCATTGGGTTAGTCATGCCACTACCCTGAACAATGTCAAAAAATATAGATGCACTTGTGCTTGTAAAGTAAAGGTTGCCACCTTCCCATTGACTGAGTGCCAATGATCCAGCAGTTGTTACTGTTGCCGTGCCGGCCGTTATCGTGCAAACTCCCGCACCAATGTTTTGAATTTGTACGCTATCTCCCGCAGAAAAAAGTGCCGTGTTCACGGTGATTGTGGTTGCACCAGCAGCGTTCATTTGTACGACTGTTCCGGCATCGGCAGCAACCAAGACATAAGAGGTGGTTTTAGCGGTGGTTGATCCGCCGCCCATGGCCGTTTGCTGAAGCGATGTCATTTGTGCTGCCGTCAATACTTGCCCGGTTGTAAAGGTCTGCTTTGCCATTCTTCCTCCTTAGTAACTCAGCACATTGGTGTCAAGAATACCGTACAAAGTGCTGTCTAGAATGAAACCATCGATTATGGGTTCAAGTGTCGTCATTTTAACCCGCCAAGAATTCGGTGTTATATCCATTGATTTACCGAATACCTGGAGAGTCTTGGTCAGCGTTGTAGATCCCGGCTGGTTGGTGGTGATAGTGACTGGATCAAAGTAATCCAGATCCAGGGCCGCGATGATCCCAGAATTGTAGTTTGCCGTGTATAAATCCAGGAGTATTTCGTCACATCTCACACTTGTCTCAGCTCTTGAAGCTACATAAGCCTGAGCGTAATTAAGGGCCGTGGCGGTATCCTGCATCAGCAGGTTCTGCTGGTTGTAGGAATGCAGAAAGTACTTTGCGATGCTGGCCGCATCTGAGGCGGTCTGGGTAGCCAGGCCTGTAGCCGTAATATTGGCCTCGTTGTACACCAGCGTGTCATTTGTGACCCAAGTGGCGTTAAAATAGTCAATTGCCGTGCCGTTGTCATTAAACACTACCGGGGCCGCAGCTACGCTGGAGGCCGTTAGGTTTCTATCCTGAAAGACAAAGGATCCGCTGGCATCCACATAGAAAGCTCCAAATTCGGTTGTCTCAACCGTCTGACAGGCCTGAAGTGCCGTTCTAGCTGTAGCAGGATCAGCCTGCACCGTCGTGAGTCCCGGATCTACATCCCTCATGGAACTAGGCCAGCCAATTTGATCCAGCAGATTGTTAATCCTTGCCCCAGTTAATTGACCTGCGCTAGTGCCTGCCACTGTAGAAATCTGAGCATTCTGGGCCAATCTAAAAGCGTCCACTGCGTTGATTGTGGTGTAAACGACATCGCCCACGCTCGATTGAGGCGTGGAGGTTGAGTAAGAAGTAATGAAGCCGCTAAAGACGGGATATGTCACTCCGCTGTAAGTGGCTGTAATCTGCACCTTCCGCATCGGTGTCAGAAGCTGATAATACGGTCCCGCACTGTTCATTGGGTTGAAGTCCCCGTTTTGGTCAACAATCCGAAGAGAAAGCGTGCCTGTTTGGAATTGATCGGCCTGGGCATTTCTTCCACGCTTAGTGTTAATTGAATTGATGACATCAGATACATCTACAATCACTGATGCGGCATCGGCTAAAATGTTGGTATCAAGTATGCCTTGATCTAAAATCATGGCCTGGGCAAAGCTAGGGCCGGTGCTGAAGTTAATAAAAGCGTTGACTACTGGCAGCGTCATGCGGGTAAAGCTCCTGCATAAGTGGTCAAATATCCACGGCGTGCAATTTCATTAAGTGCCATTTGAACTGCATCAACAATAGTGTTTTCATCAGCCATGGATGGGCCTGTGTTAACAATGACTGAAATGGCTGCTGAAGGAACCTGGCCTTCGCCTGCACCTGCTCCCGCACCTGATCCTTGAACATAGGGTGGCAATGGCTCCAAATTGGTTGCAGGAATTACTGGATACTTTGCAGCATTTTGAGAGTCAGTAGTAGTGCCAGCATTTGTGGCTCCTATTGCTCCACTATTATCAACAGGAATTGCCTTAAATCCAACGCCGGAAATCACACCGCCACCAGCATTGCCAGTTGTTTCTTTCATCTTTTCCAAAGGTGTCAGCCATTTGATAATTGCCGTTCCTGCTACGCCCGCTTGTATGGCTAAGAATTCCAAGGCTTTGCCAGCTTTAACTTCTTGTTCCAATTTATCGGCTTGGGCCTTGACTAAAGCATCATTGGCAGCTTGGGCAGTCTTACCAGTTTCGTCTAAAATGGCTATTTGAGCGCGAATGCGCGCCTTGGTTTCCTCGTCAGTCGCCTGGTTTAGAGCTGCGTTGAGGCCTATACGCTCGATGTCGAACTTAGCCTTGAGAGCATCCAGCGCGGCCTGATCCTTCTTCATCTGGGCTTCTTCGCGCGTTGCCTTGTTCTTATTGGCAAGCATGGCAAGTTCGTCTGCCTTCGCCTTTTTTAATTTAAGAGCAGCTGCTTTATCCGCTTCTGCCATGTATTTGTTAGCTGCGGCCCCACCGTACTTTTGGCGCTCCAGCATGTCTTTCTTAGCATTTGCCTTGTTGAACTCGTTCATTTGAGTGATTGGGTTTGTGCCTTTTTTGTTATTGATAAAGAACCCGGCAATTGTGTATAGACGCTCCAGGCCAATGATTGCATCGGAGATCCCCCTGGCAAAGGCATCTATACCTTTAAGTGCGCCATCGAATCCGTTTGCCCCGCCTAATTCCGTCATGGCTTGAAGCAAACCTTTGCCTATAACCTCTGAAGCATTAGCGGCTGCAACCCGTAGTTTGTCCAAAGAACCAGCGTATGAATCGGCAGCTATGAGTGCCTGACCACTTGAGACTTTAGCCACCTGCTTTAAAATGTCTTCAAATGACATGGTGGCCAATTGAGCCTTGCTTATACCTAATCCA